GATACGTTAGTCCGGAATTTACGCCTATGGAGAGTACAAGAACTTGTGAGTAGATTGATATTTATATCATCAAAAGCATACTCGTTGAAGTAGGAATGGAACATAGAAGTTTATAACTTTTTATAAGTTTTCAGTAACGGACACACTATGATATTTTGGCTATCAATAATCATTTTTGCAGTCGGCGTTGTTATTCTGATTGCAAATAGAATAGGAGAATCTTTAAGCTACGAATATGAGTATTCGAATGTGAGCGCAACCGTGCTTGTTTTGGGCGTAGCAGTGGCTTTTATCGGTGCGGTATATCTTTTGATCGCTGGATTGCTTTTAGCAATAAGCCAGACTACGGTTACCGCCACCAGACAGGCAAATGCAGAGAAATACAAAGCATTGACTTACAAACTGGAAAGTGAAGCTTGCCGAGATCAATTCGGACTTCTAAACAAAGAAATTGTTGACGAGGTACAGAGATGGAATGTAAATGTAACTTACTACAAAGTAATGGAAGATAACTTCTGGGTTGGAATTTATTATCCAGATGTGTATGGTGATCTGGGAACGATTGATTATGAGACATATGAGGGCAATTAATTGACATGATAAAATAACCAAATCAGTTTCAAAAACATCTCACCAGATAAAATATAGGCGCAAGCCAATAAAATTGAAATTTGAACAAAGAAATCAACTAATTGTGGAGAATTAAAGCATATGAGCCAAATAGGAACAGAACTTCCAACAGAATATTCAGACTGTTTCGATGAATTACGACAGAATAGGGTTGAGGTAAGCTTTTACAAATATGGCACAGCAAAGGATAACTTCGGGGAGAAATTAGTAAACGCCTTGGAATCCCACGATATGTGTATCAAAAAGTATCGTGAGACAGGAAACACAGAATATCTTTGCGATGCAGCTAACTATTTAATGTTTGAATTTATGTACCCTCAGATTACAGGTGCATACTTTAAGGCAACAGATAGCGGAGAAAGTGCCGGAGTTGCCGGCACACCAATTAATCAGCTAAAGGAGAAGTGGTATTGATGGACTTTAAACAGACTTACTTTTCCATCTGGCAGGAAATATGGAACCTCCACAAGAAGTATGCCTTTATCTCAAAGGACGATATTCCCAAGTGGGAAAATCTCACCATGGAAGCAAAGCAGATTCACGATAAATACGCTGATTCTTTCGGTGCGAAATTTGCCGAAGCTCTTTTGTTTGCCGTAACTGCGGAAATTGATAGAAAAGCGAAATAGGACTTCCAGAATACGTCCAAAGGTGGTACAATATGGGTATCAATTATTGGGAGGTACGTATGTATGAAGAAAGCGAAAAAGTTACTATCGGTTCTGGCAGTCATGTTATTGATTGTCTGTATGGCAGTTCCAGTATCTGCGGCAGGGAAGATTAGTAAGAATAAGGCAACGTTACTTACTGGACAAACCTTGAAACTGAAATTGTCTGGAACAAAAGGAAAGACAAAATGGACTTCCAGCAAGAAATCTGTGGCAACGGTAAGTGGTTCTGGAAAAGTAACAGCCAAGAAATCGGGTTCTGCTACAATCACTGCAAAAGTAGGTAAAAAGAAGTATACCTGCAAAGTAACTGTGGAATCTCCAAAACTTAGCAAGAAAAGCCTTACTTTAAAAGTTGGAAAGACAAGTACCATAAAAGTAAAAGGAACTAAGCAGACTGTAAAATGGAAATCCTCAAAGAAAAGCGTTGCGACCGTAAAAAATGGAAAAATTACTGCGAAAAAGGCAGGAACAGCCAATATTACAGCAACCATTCTTGGAAAGAAATTCACCTGTAAGGTTACTGTGAAAAAGGCTTCTAATGGTGGATTTAGCGGAAATACGAATGCCTCCAAAAACAATGTAACGTATCACGCAGAAGCAACGCCAAGGGGAGAAGTTATAATTCTTAAAAATAATTACAATTATGCGGTTTCTGTTGATATTAGTTGTGCTTTTTGCTTGAATGGACAAATAGTTTCAGTAAGTAATCAGTATGATACGTGTGTAATTGAGCCAGGGATGAAGTATGCTACATTAATGACAAATTATGGAAGTCAATGGGATTCTGTAAAAATTAATTTAAAAACAGAAAATGTATCATATTTTGATTTTAATGCAAAGAATATTACGTATACATCAAATTTAGGAACAGAGGGTGTTGTTTTAACAGTTAAGAATAACGGAAAAAACAATCGTGGAACCCATATGGCAGTTGTATACTATAAAAATAATAGAATAATTGGATGTGACGATGGTTTGTTTGCTAATGTTCAAAGAAAAGGAAGTGTTGATTACTTACAATCATATTTTCCAACTGATTTAAATTATAATACAATAATTCCAGATCGTTATGAAGTATACGTGAATATGTCATATGATGTTCGTGATATGCCAGCGCCAGAATGGTAAATAGGAATTAGGCTAGGGAGAAATCCCTAGCCTTTTATAATCCGTTGGTGGAACCATTTCCGTATACACTTGCTTCGGTATCACTATTCGATTGACTGATTGTATCATCGGCAGTTTTTAATAATTCATCTCCTTTTTGCCAGGCATAAGAAATATATATTTTGTTATTTTCTAAATCATCATCATAATCTGATAAATCAGATGCCCGAAGAACTAAAGAAGTATTGTTAGCACCATACCACCATGTATAAATATTTTTTATTCCCCATTGAGTAGTATCGCTCTCTGTTTTATCAGGATTACCATAGACAGATGAAAGTTTTTCAAGTAAATCAGAATACATAGAGTCTATATCTTGCGGTTCAAATTCATATTGTGCACCATATAACAAAGTGTTACTATCATCAAAATCTATTTTATTTTCATTAATGCTATAAGAATAGTAAAAATTCAAGTAAGGAGTAGAATATCCAGCTACATCTACATCTGCAATATCTAATGGCTGAGCATAAAGGCAAATTTTACCATCATAAACATTGGAATCGTCAGACATGCCAGTTAATATTTCTTTTGTACTCATTGCATTTATCCCATCTAATTGCATGCCATAAAGGCACTGATCTGGAAACAAATCCTTTGTATCTGAGAAAGAAGTTCCCCATGGAATATCCCTAAAAAGAATTTCTTTATCTGTTTTAGCGAACACAGGCGTAACACTTGAAAAAATGGATGTTAAAGCCAAAACCATAACAAATTTTCTTTTCATGTAAAATCCCCCTCTTTAGTATGATATACATATTTTACCACTCCAAAACGGATAGTGGAATAGGAAATTTGAAAAAGTTAAAATAATACTTGATTTAGTTGCTACAAAGTGATATATTAAGTATATGCAAAATGTAGCAACAATTTGAAAGGAGGTTTTAATATGTCACCAATAAAGGGGCAAAAAATCAAAGACAATCCAAAGGACTTTATGCTGAGAACGAGGATTGACAAGGAAACGTTGGAAAAATTGGATTACTTGGTTGAAAAAGAAGGGAGTGACAGGTCGAAAGTAATTAGAAAAGGGATTGAAATTCAGTACGAAAATGAAACAAAATAAGCGGTTGCCGCCCTAGGAAAGTTACAACCGCTTAACACACAAACCGCAAAGGATTTGTTAAATCTATCATACCATTTCCTTTGCGGTAATTCAATATCTGAAAGGAGATTTTATGGCAGATTTAAAGGTTATCGAAAATGAATTAGTTCCTGTGTATGAGACAAGTACAGGTGAAAAAGTAGTATATGGTTCAGAATTATATGAGTGCCTTGGTAGTAAGCGCCAGTATACAGATTGGATAAAAACACGTCTGAAAGAGTGTGACGCAATAGAAAATGAGGATTATCAAAGTTTTTCACAAAATAATGAAAAACCTATGGGCGGTAGACCGAAATTAGAATACCTCATCAAACTCGACACCGCCAAAGAAATGGCAATGCTTGAACGCAACGACAAAGGGAAACAGGTTCGCAAGTATTTCATCCAAGTGGAAGAGAAATACAAGCAGACAGCAATCAACATTAATCAACTGTCCCCCGAACTGCAAATGTTTAATCAGATTTTTCAACAGGTAGCCAAAACCGAACTGGAACAGAAGAAACTTGCGGAACGTGCCGACCAACAAGAGAAGAACATGAAAACCATCATTGATACCTTTAAGGGAACAGATTCCGATGTTGGAACAGAGAAGTGGGTAAACAGATGTATTTCAAAGATTGCCGAGAGCGATGATTTCTCTTACTCATTCGGGAATAAATATGCCGCCGCCAGAAACGAAAGCTACCGCAGATTATCAGACAGAGCTGGTTGCCGATTAGATCAGCAACTTAGAAATGCGATTTCAAGAGCCGAGGAAAGAGGATGCACCAAGGAACAGACTAACCAGATCAACAAACTGTCCGTGATTATGCAGAATAAGCGGCTGAAAGATATTTACGTTAGCGTGATTAAAGAAATGATGATTGCATACAGAGTAGAAATCGCATAATTAGATTTTTACAGGGATACACAGGAGGAAAAATAAAATTTCCAAAAATATAGAAAATCTAGTTGACTTTTGCTAGCAACTATTATATTATATTGCTAGCAACTAAAAGAGAGGTGATTTTGTGGTTGCTAGAAAAGATGGCTCCGAATACTTTAAAAAGCGTCGTGAAACTATCGGACAGTTTAGTGTTTCAGTGAAACGAGAAAAACTCGAAGCATTGGATAAAAAACTGAAAGAAAAAGGTCAGACAAAGACCGCATGGCTAAACGAAAAGATTGACGAAGAAATCGGAGAATAACTGAAAATGGGTATCCGCTAGCCCTAGGAAAGTTGACGGATACCCACACCAAAAAGGTATATGTAAATATTACTACAATATACCTCCATGGGTCAACTATTTTTTCTTGAATTGGAGGGATTTTCTATATGAACGAATTACAGATTTTTAATAATCCAGAATTTGGAAATATCAGAACAACTATGATTGACGGAGAGCCTTGGTTTGCTGGAAAAGATGTAGCAACGGCACTTGGATATAAAAATACTGCGGATGCTATCGGAAAGCATGTAGACTTTGACGATAAGCTGACATCGCAAATCACGATTGCAGGTCAGAAAAGAGATGTAACGGTAATCAACGAATCCGGTCTTTACGCCCTTATTTTCGGAAGCAAGTTAGAATCCGCAAAGAAATTTAAGTCGTGGGTTACAAAAGAAGTACTCCCATCCATTAGAAAGACGGGAACCTATGATTATCCAGTTCTTTCTGGAATCTCCAAAGAATTACAGGCAGTTATCGTAGTAGACAAGCGAGTAACCCAGGTAGAGCAGAAAGTTGACACCGTGAAACAGGAATTGGAAGATTTCAAACAGGATTTACCGCTTCTTGGCGTAGAGATGGACAAGGTGACAAATGCCGTGAAATCAAAAGGAACAAAGGTCTTGGGCGGAAAGTCCAGCAATGCCTATAAAAATGGCTCTCTGAGAGCGAAACTGTACAGAGATATTCACAATGAGGTGCGCCGACAGTTTGGCGTGACTACATATAAGGCAATCAAACGGAAACAGTGCGAGAAAGCGGTAAAATTGGTTGAAGATTATAAGCCACCAATTTATCTGGCAGAACTGATTGACAACGAAAACGCACAGCAAAGATTCTTTTAATTAGATTTTTACAGGGATACACAGGAGGAAAATAAAATGACAGAAAATATGGATAGAGAAAACACAATGTTCGAAGTAGAGGACAGTATTGATAAAATCAAGTTCCTTTTGGATGATTTCATGGAACAGTACGGATTTAATAGCACAGAAAAAATGGACGAACTGAAAAAATGGCAATTTGCATATAACAAGCAATTTATGACAATGAAACTGTTGATTTTGAGTGATTACGCCAATAAAGCAAGACAGAAATTTAAGGCTCTTGAATCTATGGAGCAGAAAGCGTGATCGTATGGCAAATAGAATCCAGTTCAATGACTTTCAGAAAAAGAGCGTGTACGCCAAGTGCAACGGAAAATGTGCGATATGCGGTAAGCCTGTCAAATTCAAGAAAATGACAATCGACCACATTACTCCGTTGTCCAGGGGCGGTACCAATGATATTAAGAATCTGCAACTTGCGTGTAAGCGTTGCAACAGCATGAAGAGCAACATGACAATGGATGATATGATGGGGCAGATTTCCGAGATTTTGAAGTATAACCGCAAACAGAAGTTGATTAGAGCGTTGGGAGGAATTGTAGAATGATACCATAGTATACTGAATGATACTTTCACCGTATGTTATAATATAAAATCATAATAAGCAAATTTTAAAGCGTTTACCTTTCGGGGTAGGCGCTTTTTTGTTGCCAAAAAATAAATCATAAAGGAGATATGAATTTATGCTGGTAGAAATCGTTGGAAAAAGATACGAAGAGAAACTTATTACAACAAGTCTGAAAGTTGCAGAGGTTTTTGAGAAAGAACATAAGAATGTTCTACAATCAATTGAAAATCTCGTGGCTGATAATTCAGCCGCCAAATTTTTTCAACTTACAACATATAAGAACCGTGGAAAAGAATATCCAATGTACGAAATGGATAGAGATGGTTTTTCCTTGCTCGTAATGGGCTTTACTGGTGAAAAAGCCTTACAATGGAAAATTAAGTATATTGAAGCCTTCAACAAGATGGAAAGCGAGTTAAAACGCTTATATACAGAACGCCAGCAATGGCAAATTGAACGTGACAAGGGTGTTGTTATTCGGCATATCCTCACAGATACAATTAAGATGAAAATAACAGAAAGCCCAAATAAGAGATTTGCTTATCCAAATTATACAAATCTGATTTATCGCAATTTATTCGGAAAGACAGCAAAAGAGCTTGAAAGTGATTATGGCGTAAAAGCAAAAGAGAATCTTAGAGATTTCTTCACAGGTGATGACTTGGCGAAAGTTCAGAGTATGGAAATGCTTGTAAGTAGCCTTATTAATTGCGGATGGGGATATCAGCAAATTAAAGAATTTATCCGAAGCGAAGCAACAAAAATGATTGCATGAGGGTTAGCATATGGCAGAAGCATTTTTAAAAGTGGATGGGGTAGCAATGCCCTGTCCTTCTTCTTTTACATGGGGATTACAGGATATATCGGCATCAGAATCCGGCAGAACAGATGATACGACCATGCACAAAAACAGAGTTGGACAGAAGCGAAAGCTGTCTGTAGGTTGGAATGGCCCAGATTGGGACACTGCTTGCAAAATTATACAGGCGGTAAACCCAGAGTACATACAGGTCACATATCCAGACTTGTTATCTGCAAACAAGCACGAAACCAGAACATTTTATGTTGGCGACAGGGAATCCCCTTTTAAGTGTTGGTGGATAGGCAATGAGCGCATGGAAGGACTTAGTTTTGATTTTATCGAGAGGTAAGATATGCGAAATTTATCAACGGAATTTAAAGAACAACAGAATAGTGGGAACCGTAACTATCTGAAATATGCAGATTTTACCTTTACGGACGGAAGCACATTATCCATTACCGACAAAGACTTATGGTCTAATGGCTTCAAATTTGAGGATGCAGTATCGCAAAGTGGTTCTTTTGATATCGGCGCAGCTATCGTAAATAAGCTGACATTGCAAATCAACAACTTTTCTGGCAAGTACACAGATTACATCTGGGACGGAGCGAGAGTCGTTTGCCATATTGGGCTTGAATTATCTACTGGTATTGAAAGAATCCGTATCTGCACCATGACAGTAACAGATGCACCATATCAGAATACAGCTATAATCAGTTTGGCTTGCGAAGATTCCATGCGATTATTTGATCGTGATTATTCAGAAAGTAAGCTGTCCTATCCGGCAACTAGATTACAGATCATCCAGGATGCTTGCGAGGTCTGCGGTGTAACACTGCAATCAACCAGATTTGATAACGATGATTTCATAATCCAGAATCGACCAGATGATAGCAGTATTACCTTCAGACAGGTAATTGCATGGGTGGCACAAATGGGTTGCCAGTGGGCGAAAACAGATGCATACGGAAGATTGTGTATCGGATGGTATGAAAAAGAATCTAATATTCCAGCTAATATTACCTCCAAAGATACAAGCGGATTTACCCCTTGGTTATACGATCTCGAAATAACAGGAGTAAAAGTAACGGAGTATTCAAGCAATTCATCTGAAAGTAACGCTAAAACATATCAATCAGGGGATGAGGGGTACATCATAGATATTAGCGAAAATAAGCTAATACAACCGGGGACTGGACAAACGATTTGCTCAATAATTGCTGAAAGATGTGTTGGATTAAAATTTCGTCCTTTTACAACCAGCGCGCTAACCGATATTGCTTTGGAAGCAGGGGATGCTATTACAATCACTGATAGGAATGGGGAAGAACATAAGAGTTATTTAACTTCTCTTACATTGAACCCGGGAACTTTTGAACAATTAGAATGCAGTGCGAAGAGTGTTTCAAGAAACAAACAGAAGCAATATACCCTTAATCAACAGGCACAATCTGAATATAGAAAAAGCTTAAGAGATGAGCGTACTTCTAGGGAAAAAGCGCTGGAAGAATTATCACAACGCCTTGCGGAATCTTCTGGAACATACACGACAGTGGAAACACAGCCGGACGGAAGCAATATCTATTATCTTCACAACAAACCACAGCTATCCGATTCTGACATTGTATGGAAAATGACCGCAGAAGCATGGGCGGTATCTACAGATGGTGGACAACATTGGAATGGCGGTATGACGGTTGATGGTGATGTGATTGCCAGAATCCTTACGGCTACAGGTGTTAATGCTGACTGGATTAAGACGGGAGCCTTGGTGGTTCGTGATAATAGCGGAAATATTATATTTTCTGCCGATATAACTAAACATCAATTAATAATGGATGGATCCTCAATTAGGATTGGTGCATCTCCTTTGGATGGACTGTTAAACAGTATGCAGGGGCAGATCGATGGGAATATAAATACCTGGACAGGAACATCAGTACCTACATTGAGCAATTATCCGGCCAATGAATGGCTGGACGATACCGAAATGAGCAAGCATGTCGGTGACATTTACTACGATGGCGATAGCCACGCATACCGCTTTGTAAATGAAGGCAATGGATATTATTGGAAACAGCTGAAAGATACGGACGTTACAAAGGCACTGAAAGATTCTGAGGACGCATTGTCGGCAGCGAAACAGGCACAGGAAGCGGCAGCTCTCGCCAAAAACATGACATTGCAACTGAGCAATGAATACCAGGGCGTTTCTGTTGATTCTGATGGAAATTACGGCACATTTCCAAGCGATGTGATTACACATGCTGTAGTAATGTACGGGACACAAGATATTACAGATGATTGTAATTTTATAATCACAAAATCAGATAGTATAACAGGAATCTGGAACAATTCAGCAAAGACATATACGGTAACGGGGCTGTCAGCCGATGATGGTTGGGTAGATGTTAGGGCAACTTATCTTAGTGCTTTGACGGTGACCAAAAGATTTTCCATTTCAAAAATTTATGCGGGAAACGATGGAAAGAACGGTCTTCCGGGAGAACCTGGACGAGATGGAAAAACAAGTTACACCCATATTGCTTATGCCAATAGCGCAGATGGTAAAACCGATTTTTCGGTGTCTGATAGTAACCGGGAATATATCGGTATATATGTTGATTTTGAACTACAAGATAGCACTAACCCGGATGATTATGCATGGACGCTTGTAAAAGGTGCAGATGGGGCAAATGGATCTCCAGGAAAACCTGGAACAGACGGAAGAACACCATATTTCCATGTAGCTTACGCAAACAGCGCGGATGGTAAGATGGGCTTTGATGTATCTGATAGCACTGGAAAAGAATACATCGGGCAGTATACAGATTATACGGAAGCCGATAGCACTAACCCCGGTGCCTATTCATGGACAAAGATTAAGGGAGAACAAGGAGTTCCGGGTAGAACATATTTTCTTGAAAGCCCATCATATGTTATTAAGCAACGCGCGAATGGCAGTGTAGCCCCGAGCTATATTACTTTGAGTGCTTGGTATCGCGATGGAAACGCGGAAACACGAACAGCATATAAAGGTCGTTTTAAAATCGAAGAATCCGTAGATGGGGAAAATTGGAAAACGGTATATTCTTCTGCGAAAGACGAAACAAGCGTTTCACATAATTTATATACGGTATTATCAACTAAAGCGGGAGGAATTATAACAACGGCTTCTGGAAGGTCAATTGGAATTCCAAGAGATGTAAGTGCCATAAAATGTACCTTATACGCGGCGGGTGGATTTTCACAACCATTAGATTCCCAAAGTATGGCGGTTGTAATTGATGTAGATGCACTTACACATGAAGAAATATTTAACCTCTTAACCAATGATGGCGCAATTAAAGGAATTTATAAAGAGGGAAATCAGCTATATATTTCGTTCACTTACGCCAAGGGTGGCACATTAAAGCTTGGCGGTAAAAATAATGGGTATGGGATATTAGAGGTACTGAACCGCCGTGAAACTGGATGGGCTAGTAAGCTTGATCCTGACGGATTAACCATATTTAAAGATTATGTAAATGAAAATAACTATAAATGCCTTATTTTTGATTCAAGCGGAATTAAGTACGGAGTAACCGATTCAGCAGGATTACTGAATCTAGAAATGCCTCTTTTGGTTAACGATAATGGCACAATGGCCATTTTAACAAGTGATATTTATGGTTATTCTGATGATGGAAAAACAGCTTTTCAGTTTTTTAGTGGCAAAACAGTAAACTCAGGTTCCATGATAGTAAATGTTAAATCAGACTTTTATGATTCTGCTAATTTTCATAAGTCCGTTACGATGAGTGGTCTGCCGTGGAACTCTAGTGCAAGTGCAGCTGTTGTTTTTGCATCTGATATGAAAACTCTTAATGCGGCTGCTGCATCTTCGATTCGTTACAAATCAATAGGAAACGGAAAAAACATAAAAGAAGATGAACTGGAAGACCTCTACAGAATCAAGGTAATCTGGGCGAAGTACAAAGACGGATATTTATCCGAACAAGATGAACGCTATGGCAAAGAAATGCCGATGTTCATAGCTGAGGACATTGACCGCAGATTTCCATTAGCCGTTGACCATAATGAAAAAGGCAAAGCTGAAAACTGGAATTACCGTATTATAATCCCCTGCATGTTTGCCATGCTGAAAAATGACCATGAGAAAATCCTGGCTCTCCAAGCGGACAACCAGGAACTGCATTCAAAACTGGATGCTTTGTCAACAGAAGTACAGGAATTAAAAGAACTTATCAACAATATTTCACGAAAGGAATGAGAATATGAGTGTAAAAACAGTACAAGCTACAGTAAATGGACAGACCGTAAGTCTAACCTATAACAGTTCTACTGGACGATATGATGGAACGATTACAGCCCCTAGTAAATCCAGCTATAATCAATCGGGACATTATTATGGGGTAACAATCAGAGCTACGGATGATGCTGGAAACGCAGAAACAGCAGATGCTAGTCATTCAACGTTAGGAAGTTCATTACAGTTAAAGGTAAGAGAAAAAGTTGCGCCGATATCAACAATAACCTATCCGACAGCCGGCGCGTTGATTACAAATAACAAACCAAGCATTGTCTGGACAATAACTGATGATGATTCTGGAGTGGATCCATCAACCATTGGTATTGTAATTGATTCTGGAAGCAAGATCACAGGAGACAGCATTTCCAAGACATCTATTTCTGGTGGGTACAGATGCACCTATACTCCTGGCACGGCTTTATCAGATGGAAGCCATACAATTACAGTAAGCGCTTCAGACTATGATGGAAATGCGGCAGCACAGAAGAGCGTTTCATTCAAAATTGATACCGTACCGCCGACACTTTCCGTTACATCACCGACAGATGGTCTTGTTACCAACCAGGCTTCCTGTACTGTTCGTGGTACAACAAACGATGCAACATCCAGCCCAGTATCTGTTACTGTCAAATTGAATAGTGGTAGCGCAGAGGCGGCAACCGTTGCTTCTGATGGCTCCTGGTCTAAGGTAATTACTCTTACTGAGGGTACCAATACCATCACCGTAGTGGCTACTGATAGTGCCGGAAAGAGTACCACTGTAACCAGAACTGTGAAACTGGACACTAAGGCTCCTGTCATCAAGTCCGTAACATTAACACCGAACCCGGTTGATACTGAAAAAACCGTTGTAATCTCTGTAGAGGTTACCGACTGATAAAGGTGGTGGAAACATGGTAGTAGCATTAAGGGGTACTATCAATGGAAACATTATCTCATTCGCAAGGGCACAAGGGGATAGATGGGAAGCCATCATCCCCAAAAGCCTTAACGGCGCTTATGTAGTTGACATGTCCGCTGTTGATGAAGCTGGAAATATAGCGTATATAGCAAGATATATTATTACTATAGATATATCATCTATGTGCGTTCATATTGAGCCGTGTCCGTATCGTGAAGAGTTGTTAGAGCCACAGTATCAGGCAGTATTAGAAAATTCCGGGTATTATGCAGAGTTAATAGGAGGGTGTAATTGTGAATGTGGATTTTGAATTCGGGGAAAAGAAACATATAAAATTGCGAATATGTTCCTGTAAGGGCACTGATTTTATAATTGAAAGATCTTCCTATGAATTAATTTGCAAAGGAACACAAGAGGTTGAAGACAGTGGGGGAGCAGTAATACAAGGACATATTCTTGATGTGGTTATTCAACCACAGAAAAAAGGTAGATATAAGCTTCGGGTTATGTATGAGATCCTGGACGAGAAGCTGATCACAGAAGTGGAAGTGATGGTGAAGTGATATGGCAAACATATTAATCAGTGATGTGAGGATGACGCCGAACCCAGTTAATGTGGGGGCAAGCTTTGTTCTTTCAGTGAAAATCATTGACAAAGTATACGCACTGGCCACAAAGGACGGCAAGTACCTGATGACAAAGAATAATAAAGTAATTGAAAAAATTCCAAGAAAGGATTGATGAAAAATGTCTGAATCTATACCAAGTACACTAATATCAGCTCTTCCAGCAGCTACCAAAGTATCTGATACGGATATCGTGGTATTGGAGAACGGCTCTACAACCCAGAAGATCACTATAGCGCAGCTGAAAGAGGCGCTAGGGATTAATGCACTAAACACGAATTTTAAATTCTACAGTTCCTTATCTCAAATTGGATTAACAGCAGCTGCAACATGGGATCAGATACTTATCAAATTAACTGATGGTACTGGAATGAAATTTGCTGCATGGAAAGCAGACTATCCAAATTTATCAAATCCATGCACAAGTAATAGGCAATTAATAACTGTTTGCAGATCATATTCAGGTTATTCTACTATAGAAGTGTGGGATATTGATAATAACGTTCGTCACTTTACAGCACATAATGGAGATAACTATAGACCTTGGAAATCATATTAAAACCATGTTGTATTCCATGTTTTTGATGATGTTGAAATGAAGTTAATTAATAAAGCACATATATGAAAGGAGAACATACATGAATATCAATACCTCATTAATCAGCAACAACAACAGCTACGCAGGACAAACACCTCGGTATATTGTCATCCACAATACAGATAATATCGCCAAGACAGCAGACGCTAAGGCACACGCCACAGCACAGCATAACGGCAATTTTCACGGCTATTCAGCCCATGTATTCGTTGACGATAAGTCAGCATACCAAGCCTTGCCGTATAATCGTGGAGCTTGGCACGTTGGGGTAAATTACGGCGGTAAGCTTTTTGGAACTGTAAATAATCATAATTCCATCGGAATTGAAATGTGCATGAATGATGGCTACAACTACGAAAAGGCATTCCAGAATACAGTTGATGTGTGCAAGCAGCTTATGAAGAAATACGGAATCCCAGCAAGCCGAGTAGTGCAGCATTACGATGTGTGCGCTAAGAATTGTCCATCTGTTATCCGTGGAAAGGGTGACTGGGATAGATTCAAAAAGCTTATTTCCAGTGAAACCGTGACAGCGCCAACCACAAAGCCGACTGTAAAAGTTGATAAGTATTACCGTGTCCGTAAGACCTGGAAGGATTCCAAGAGCCAGATCGGGGCGTACAAGTCACTCAAAAATGCGAAAAAGGCTTGCAAAGCTGGTTACTCTGTTTTTGACTGGAATGGAAAAGCGGTGTATTCCGTAACAGCAAAGAAAAGTGTAGACAAGGTTGCAAAAGAGGTAATCAATGGCGAATGGGGAAATGGACAAGATAGACGAGACCGCCTGGAAGCTGCCGGCTACAACTACGCAGAAGTGCAGAAAAAAGTCAATGAATTACTGAAATAATAATACTCCCGGGGCTTTCCCCGGGAGTTACTTAAATGTCGTATATTCTTCAAATTCGTTTCTTATTTTTGCAAAGTCTTTTCTTCTGATAGGCACAGTATTTCCAGAAAACATAAGGAACGAAGTGTTTATTTCTTTTACCTCGTCCATGTTTATTATGTAGCTCTGGTGACACCTCAAGAATCTGGAATCCAGTAATTCTTCAATATCGGATAGTTTACATCGTTCCGTATAAACTATACCGCAAGTGCAGTGGATAATGATGTATTTGTTTCGGCTCTCAATATATTCGATATTTTGAAACTCCACCCGATGAATAAAGTCTTTTCCTTTTATCATAAGAGTGCTTTTGCTGATATGTTCCAGAGCATGATTGAAAGCACTATACATTCTGCCGTTTTCAGAACCTTTTATGATATAGTGTACCGGGAGTATATCAAGAGCTTCAAAAACATACTCTTTGTGGGCTGTCCAGAAAATAATATTTCCATTATAGCCATTTAATCTCAATTCCTTTGCGACTTCAATTCCATTTTCTTCTTTCAAAACGATATCCAAAACCACAATATCATACCACTCGCCATCTGCCACATCATCAATAAGCGGCTGCCCTTTATCATACGGAGTAATCAATGCTTTTATATCACCATTTCGTTTGAGAAAATTATTAATCCGATGCATAAATATATCAATCTGGATTTCGTTATCATCACATATTGCAATTCGCATTCAAATCATCCCTTTTCATGTAAAATTCGCCACCAGAGGTGCTAATTTCGCCATTTCCTGTGTAATTGTATATTTTTTGATACAATGTTATTGTAATACATTAAGATGATAGTGTAAAGGGGATGGATTCATGGAGAAACATAAAAAAATCATAATTGTGTTTATACTGATATTCGTGCATGTGCTCTTGATTCAATATGTTTACTTCTGCCCGGAGCATAGTATTATCTTTGGGAGGGGTAAAACTATCGCAATTGCAAAAGCAGAGGTAAAACAGGTTGGCCATGAGCGCTATAAATCCCTCGCTGACAAGCATCCAGCCCCTTTATTTCTATCTATTATTATTACGATTTGGAAAAGCAAAAATCACAATATTTACACAAAAAAACTTATAATTCATAGAAAAATCAGAATAAATCAGTTTGCCAGGAAAGATTTAAGCGGAAACAATTCTATCCCAGTATATGGTTATAAAAACATGATATAATTTAATAAATGAGAACAAATGTTTGGAATATTGGGAGGGATTTACGTGGATTACAAGAAAGAAATTATTGAGATGATAGAAAAAATAGAAAACGCTCGTTGGTTAAGAACAATATACGTATTTATAAAAACATTAGTTGAATAAAAAGAAAAAGACAAGGGTTTGCGCATTGCCCTTGTCTTTTCTTTTATTTTGCTGAAATTGCATCGATTAGCTTTTCTAATTTATCCCATCCAGAATCATCAAGCCTTGCTAAAGCATTTATGAGACGATATTTAAAATCGTCATCATCAGCTTTTGTAACATATCCAAGTAATTTCGAAATTTCATCATTCCTTTTAACTGGATAAAACATCTCGCCTTCGCCATTTTTAAGCCATTCTTCACGAACATTAAATTCTTTACAAACATCATCAATTGTTCGATCTGAGGGAACTTTGTTTCCTATTTCAATTTGCGCTACAAAATTCCTACTTATTTTCAGCTTATCTGCAAATTCTTGCTGAGTTACGTTCAATTTTTTTCGCAACTCTTTAAATCTGTCTTTCAATTTAATTCCTCCTTTCTGAAAATATAGTACCATAAAATGTTTACAAAGTCAACAAAAAACTATTGACAAATGTTATCTCAGGGACTATACTGTGTTTACAAGGTAAACAAAGAAAGGAGGGAGGTTAAAGTGTTAAATAACTTGAAGAAAGTTCTTGATGATAAAGGGATTACAATCAGAGCGTTTGCAAAGGTTCTTGGTGTTGATGAAAGGACTATTCAGAACAAGATAAAGGGGAAAACACCTTTTACGTATCCAGAAGCAGTCCTTTCTAAAAAGGAACTTTTCCCAGAATATGATCTGGAATATCTGTTTAAAGAAGAATAGCAAAAAAACTGACAGGAGTGCTGTCCTATCAGTTCTTGCCTAAATTTGTTTACCTTATGTGTTTTGCAGACTGAACACACTTGTTCAGTCACATAAGCAGCACCAAATGTTTCTTGAAACACTTCGCCACTTACGCAGTTTTAGTTCTGCGATTGAGTGAAAAAAGATTAGCTGCCCATTAGTTGGCGAATGTAGGAATTTTGTTCAATGCGGTGAACGAAATTGCTTAACGTACTTTGGTAACGCAGTTCACTCTGCCTGCGACCTACAATAAGGAACAGGGCAAATTCAAAAGTTGGGTCAAAGCAAACAACTCCTTTCATTGCCCATTATTTGGGTATGAAAGAATTTTAACACATAGGAAAAATATTTTCAACACAAAACGGAATTGAAAATCAGATTAAGAAAGGAGTGATAAACACGAATAAGTTAGTACATATTGGAAATTCAGATATCTCAATAAAAGAGTATAACGGTCAGCGAGTTGTTACATTGAAAGATATTGACATGGTACACGGCAGACCAGACGGAACGGCAAGGAAGAGATTCAACGACAATCGAAATCACTTTATTGAAGGAGAAGATTTCTTCGTTATAACTCAGCCGTCCGAAATTCGGACGCTTGGTTTGGAAAGACCACAAGGCGGCGTCCCAGAAAAAGTTGTCCTTGCCACAGAACAAGGATATCTAATGTTAGTAAAGTCTTTCACAGACGATTTAGCATGGGATGTTCAGAGACAGCTTGTAAATGGGTACTTTAAAACCAAAGAAACTGTAAAAAGGGCATTGTCACCAGAACTTCAAATGTTACAGGGACTACTTTCACAAATGGTAGAGAAAGAACTTGCCGACAAAGAAAGAGACAGGCAGATTTTAATTGCCAAAGAAACCGCAGATAAAGCTGTTGCAACTACAGAGAACATCAAAGAAGCGGTTAAGCCTGTATTTGATAACTGGCGTTCAGAAATTAATTCTAAATTCAATCGCATACAAAAAGGTGCCGGAGCAGAGTTTAAAATGCTTAGAACAGAAATGTACGCAGAATTGGAACGCCGGGCTGGATGTGATCTGAATACAAGATTAAGAAATAAGCGAAAACGCATGGCTGAAAATGGTTGCACCAAAACAGAAATTAATTCACTAAACAAAATGGACGTCATCGATGACGATAAAAAGCTGCGAGAGATTTTCTCCAAAATCGTAACTGAATACGAAATTAAATATTGTGCGTAGAAGAAAGGAAGTGAAATAGATAATGTCAGAAAAAGAAAAAAAAATCGTAGAAAAGCTGAAAGAAGCAATTCCTAAGATGTCGGAATTTGATAAAGGCTACATTCTTGGGAAAGTGGAAAGTTTTTCTGATAACAACCTGGAACAAAAAACAGATAAAAAAGAAACTGTTGATTTAGATCAGAAAGGAGACTAATGAAAGTATCAAAAATCGAAATCCAGCAAGTAAATGGCGAATGTGGAATATTTACAGAAATCCTTGTAGATGGTCACAAACTCGAAGGAGTAAGAAGCTTTGAGCTGAAACAGGGAGTTGGAGATTCAGAACCTATTCTTTCCATTGATCTGAATGCTTTAAATTTATCCACGGACTTGCAGATGTTGCAGGTGAACCAGAAAGGTATCGGGGAAATTGAGGGAATCAAGTTTAAAGATTCACCAAGGATGCTGAAATTTCAAACAGAATAGGCTCCCATATCTCAGAGAGCCAAACAGAATTATTTTGAAGCTTTTAAAATGGAACATTGTTTCGGATTTGAACAACATCCAGTTTTGCTTGCATAATTACACTTAATTCGACCTATTGTGTAATTAGGCGTCAAATCATCCAATGATCCAGTATTAATGAGAGAAGCTTCAATGGAATAATTTTTGTTCTGCTTATCGCAGAAACCATTAAATACCAATAATCATCACCTCCACTCTTATAGTGAGTATAACACAAGAAAGGAGAGATTATAAGGAGAAGATGACAATTATCAAATTTAAAAATGGGGAAACAATCGAAATTCCGTGTGTGTTCCCGGATGATATTGTGAAACCAGACATTAGAGATCAACTGATACGTTTGGAATGGGATGACAACGGAAAGCAATATTGCTTGAAATTTAACCCAGTAGATGTGCTCTATGTAAAAGAGATTACACCTTCCTAAAGGAGATTATATCACAGAAAGGAGACTAATGAACGAATTACAGATTTTTAATTCGCCAGAGTTCGGAGATATTCGGACAATAACTATTGATAATGAACCTTGGTTTTGCATGATTGATATATGCAAAGCATTAGAAATTTCAAATCCGAGCCAGGCAAAGACAAGGTTAAATGCAGATGGGGTCATTACAAATGAGGTCATTGATGGTATCGGGAGAAAGCAGAATGCTAACTTTGTAAATGAACCCAATATGTATAAATTGATTTTCCAGAGCAGAAAAGAATCTGCCGAAAGGTTTACAGACTGGGTGACAAGTAAAGTTCTCCCAGAAATTCGAAAGACAGGTTCCTACAGAAAACCATTGACGGTTGCCGAACAAATTCAGATTCTTGCCCAGGGCACAGCAGATCATGAGGAAAGAATCGAAAAACTTGAAAATACAATGACAATTGACTACGGTCAGCAAAAATATCTTGGGGATCTGGTTTCGCTAGTGGTTATTGAAGCGTTGGGCGGAAAGAATTCCAATGCCTATTCAGAAATCGGAAAGAAAGTATTCGCAGAATGTAATCGAGATGTTAAATCTTATTTCGGTGTAAACGCAAGAAACAACATTCCAAAATTAAGATATGAGGAAGCTGTGAAGTACATCAAGGGATGGCAACCGTGTACAAATACAAAAATGCAGATTCGCGATTGCAATTATGATATTAATTCAGAAAGAAAATGAGGGTAAAACAGTGAAAGATATTAAAAGCTACGAATTTTATGGAGATAATCCAGAAATTTTTCATTCTCTTGTAGGTTTTGAAATTGCAGATATTTTGTTCACACATACCAAAGAAGAAAATGAGAATGTAGTTGTTGTGAAGTGTGCAAATAAGCAACATGTTGAAATTGATCTTCTCTTTAAAGAAGATGGAATATTTGTTACTGAACCATTTGCGGTGGATGAAGATCTTACAATTATTGAATAGGGGAGGTGAACAAAGAATGTTAGCAGATGATTACGTTGCTGAAAGGTTATCCGATTATGATTCCAAAATATATCGGTTATATCGCCACAAAAACGGACAGAAGGCAAGCGACCTTGTAGAAAAAGTAAAAAACGAAATTGCCGAATGCGGTCTGTCCGCCACTGAAGCGAAAGGCTTTTTAGAGTACATGAAGATTGTTATTGACGCTCAGTCACATCTTCCCATTCAGAAATAACGGAAGTTTTTATTGTTTCTGCTCCGGGAACATTGCCATCATCAATCTCATTTGCGGCATGAAGCATTGAAATTATTTTATGAGAATAAGGATGTTCCTTTCCGCAATTCGGGCACACAACCTTGTCTGTACTTATTCTTTCACTTATATAGTAATCACAATGACAAGTACAGGAAACTTTTAATTTGAGAAACATTTTAACACACCTCCTTTCTGAACACATTATACCATTCAGAGGGAGATAATAAAAGAAAATAGGGAGGAAAAACAATGATTAAATTTGAAAACGGCTTAGTTAATATTTCTGGTAAAGGGATTGATATTCTTTCAGAGTATGCAGTTATCACCCATGAAATTAAAGAGATGTTCGTAAAAAATGGTGGAGAAGAGAAAGACGTAAAAGAGCAGCTTAGACATTCTTTCGAGCATGGTCTTATGAATGAGGAAGAATTTGACAAAGAAATCAAGGAAAAGTTCAAACAGGTAGATGCAATTATTCAGATTGTTTCGCTTCTGGAAGAAATGCTTAAAACATTTGGAGCAAAAGATAAGGAGGACTAATCATGGGAGAAACCAAAAGCACAGATTATATTCCAGAGAACGCCAATGAGGAATACGCACTTCTGGTTGGAAGGTTAAAGGCATTTGAAGCTTGGGCGAATAGCGTGAACGATTATGATTTCACAAAGAAAATGGCATTTAGAATGCTTGGGCTTGATGCAGAAAAATCAAAGGAGGAAAAGAAAGAATGAAATGCTTTAAAGGCTTTGACAAAGATTTAAAGTGTAGAGATTTCCAGTATGAAATTGGAAAAGAATACACAGAAGAAAAAGCAGACATTTGTAATTGTGGATTCCATGCTTGCGAATTTCCGATGGATGTATTCGGTTATTATCCACCTTCAGATTCCAGATATTGTGAAGTTGAGCTTGAAGAGAATGGCCAGAAATCATCTGATGATAGCAAGAGAGTTGGAAAGAAAATTTCCGTAAAAGCAGAAATTGGAATTGCCGGAATTATAAAAGCTGGCGTTGAATATATAAAAGAGCAAGTTGATTGGGAAGATGATAAGGCAACCAATACCGGAAATAAGTCAGCGGCAACCAATACCGGATATTATTCAGCGGCAACCAATACCGGATATCAGTCAGCGGCAACCAATACCGGATATCAGTCAGCAGCAACCAATACCGGAGATCGGTCAGCAGCAACCAATACCGGAGATCAGTCAGCGGCAACCAATACCGGAAATAAGTCAGCGGCAACCAATACCGGAGATTATTCAGCGGCAACCAATACCGGAGATCGGTCAGCAGCAACCAATACCGGATATCAGTCAGCGGCAACCAATACCGGATATCAGTCAGCAGCAACCAATACCGGAGATCGGTCAGCAGCAACCAATACCGGATATTATTCAGCGGCAACCAATACCGGAGATTATTCAGCGGCAATTGTCGAAGGAAAAGAAAGCATTGCGTTAGCTACAGGAATTAAATCAAAAGCTAAGGGAAAAATCGGATGTTTTATTGTTCTGACTGAGTGGAAAGAAATTAATAATGAATATCATATTGTAGATATTAAATCAGCAAAAGTAGATGGAGAAAACATTAAAGAAGATACTTTCTATATGTTGAAAGACGGAAAATTTGTAGAAGTAGATTAAGTTGCCCTGGAAGGTGCGGTCACACCAACCAGGACGGTATCTAACTAAGAATCAGTTAGTTAAATACAGGATTATTATAACACAACCTCCTGTATTTGACAAACAAAAATATAACAGGAGGACTTTTTATGCAAAAAAATGGCGAAAATCAGCCACTTTCCAGTGAAATCATTGCTGATCTGGAAGAAAAGCTGATGGCAAGAAATGTAATTATCGCTATTCTGGCAACTGCACTTGTAGTAACCACATCCAGAAGAAAGTGAGGACAAAATGAAAGAGGTGGTAAAGACAATAGAAGAAATATTTGTAGGAATAGGGATGTTTACAGTAATCTTCTCAATCACATGGATGTTTACATCATTTGATGCTATCGGGGTGTTCTTCGTATCAACCGTCTTATTCTCAATGGTGTTTCTTCCTATTATATTAGGAACGGAGGAAAAGTAAATGCAAAGATTAAATAAAGTAAGATTATCCGGCAGAGCCGGGGAAATAGTGTTCAGCCACGAACATTACGGAAGATACTATTACAAATTCATGCTGACAGTTATTCGCAAAAGTGGTGCAGTAGATATGTTTCCAATTGTTATAGAAGATTCCATTGTACGTGACAATGATTATAACGGAAAAGAAGTTGTTGTAACAGGGGCAATCAGAAGCATGGACACTTCTAAAAATCCAAATAAGCACCACAATGCTAATTATATCGCAGCTGACGAGGTGGAAATCCTGGATGAACAGGTTCCAGATGGTGATATAAACGAAGTAGAGTTTATTGCCAGAAGTTGCACAAAAGAGCCATATGCAAAACTTACACCAGTAACGCACAGGAAAGTTTTGAACCTTTTTGTGGCAATTCCAAGAGATTTTTCAGAAAGAGCCGACTTTACTCGCTGCACTTTATGGGGAAAAGGTGCTGATCTGGCGGTAGACGTTAAAAGGAATGATTACATTAAAGTAACTGGCAGGTTAATGAGCCGTGATGTTTATGTTAATGTGGAAGAAACGGAAAGTGTATATGAGATTTCCGTAAAAGAAATGGAGAAATTGGAGGATGAAGAACAATAAAAATGAAGTTCAGATATCTGGCGTAATAATGGACATTCAGCCGGGAACATTTTTCAAGGACGGAGAAAAGTTTGTAAGATTCTATATTGGTGCAAAGCGTACCAGTGGAAACGTAGATTTACTTCCAGTAATTGTTGAAGAAAATCAGACGGAAAGTTTAAAGATTGGGAAATACGTCTATGTTGAAGGAAGATACAGTTCTTCAAACAAACATGAAAATGGTAAAAATCATTTAATTCTTGAAATCAAAGCGGAAACAATTTGGTGTGGAAATGGTGATGGGAGCGCAGACGATGAAAATAAACTCATTCTGGAAGGCTATCTTTGCAAACCGCCTGTTTACCGCAGAACGCCAAGTGGAAAAGAAATCTGTGATTTGATGATTGCTTGCAACGAATATGACTTACGAAGAACAGATTATATTCCGTGTTTAGCATGGCTGAATGAAGCCAGAAAAGCTGCTAATTTCAAGGTCGGTGATTTCGTAAAAATAATCGGAAGAATCCAGAGCCGGATTTATCATAAAAAATTATCTGGTGATGAAGTGGAACTTAGAACAGCATACGAGGTATCAATAGGGAGGATTATTGAACATGAAAGTGGAAGTAAAGAAGATCGCATTGGAGAATTACAAGAAGTTTCCGAGTAAGTCTGTAGAATTGTTTCCGAGAACAGAGATTTCTGGCAGAAACAGAGAGGGAAAATCCACATTGCAGGACGCATATTTGGATGTTCTGACAGGAAAGATGGCGAATGGTACAGAACCGACTTCTATTCGCAGAAAAGAAAATGGCGTGGAAGTGCCAAAGGTTGATGTTGTAAGAGAGCTTACGCTTGCGATTGATGGGAAAGAAAAAGTGATCCGCAAAATCACAAAACAGAAGTGGAGAAAACCAAGAGGACAGTCTGAAGAGGTGTTCGATGGAAATGAAACTTCTTATGAGATTGACGGATTCCCGGCTAAATCAAAGGATTATACCGAGTTCATCCAGTCAATAGCAGAGCCTTCAACGCTTCTGATGTGCAGTAATCCAAAACCATTTCTGGACACATTACAGAAGTCAACCGCAGAATCCAGGAAGGTACTGGAAAAGATGTCTGGTTTCGATATTGCTCAGTTTATGGAAGAGAATCCACAGTACTCTCATGTGGAAGAAATCACAAAGGGACATTCCGTAGAGGATACCTTGAAGAAACTCCGAAAGGAACTGAATGCACAGAAGAAAAAGGTGGATGCCAAAAACACGGAGATTGCATATGAAACCAATCGAAGCGTTGAAGCAGAAGATACTTCCTCCTTGGAATCAAAAAAACAGGAGCTTAACACGGAGCTTTCCAGACTGGAAGAACAGGAACAGATTCTTGAAGATTCAGCAAAAGGCTATGACAGTCTTTCATATGAAATCCGAGGACTGAAATCTTCAAAAGATGGACTTGTCAGCAAGGCAGACAAAGAGCTAAAAGACAAGAAAGCAGTCATTATGAATGTGTATTATGACCTTGCAAAAAATAAAATTGAAAAAGAATCAGCTATCCGAATGTTGGGAATGGAACTGGACAACCACATAAAAGCTGGACAACAGGCAAAAGCTGACTTGGATAGAGCCAGACAGGACTATCCAAGAATCAAGGAAATGGAATGGGATGATTCTGGACTGAAAGCCATTGAAGCCGAGACATTCAATGATTCTGATACCATTTGCCCGACCTGTGGACAGGAACTGCCAGAGGAACAGGTTGCCGAATTGAAAGCTTCCTTCGAGGAAAAGAAGAAGTTCAGAATTGAAACTGAATTAACCAAAAAGGAAACCTGGGAATCAGTAAAGCAGAACCAGTTAAAAGGAACTTGTGACCTTGGAAATTCTGCTTCTGCAAAATTGAAGAAAACTAACGAGGAAATCAACAAATTACAATCGGAAATCAGTACGGCACAGGATGAAGTTGCTGAACTCACTAAACAGATCGAGGAAGAGCAGTCCAAATTTACGGAGCTTCCAGAATCTGTAGACATGACAAATGACGAAGAGTATCTTGCGGTTACAGCGAGAATTGCAGAACTTGAAGAGAAACTGAAATCATTTGATGATGTACCTGGAAAGAAACAGGAATTAAGAATTCAGATCAGCAATGTTATGAAACAGATTTCCAACGTGGATGCAGACATTAAGATTGCACAGGCAGCAGTCACAGAGAAAGAAAAGCGAATAGCCGAACTGAAAGAGGAACTGAAAAGCCTTGGACAAGTTCAAGCTGATATTGAAAAGAACATTGACACCGTTCTTAACTTCTCAATCCAGAAAAATAAGGCACTGGCAGAGAAAATCAATCCATTTTTCCATCATTTCCAGTTCAGTTTCCTTGATTACACGATTGAGGGAAATCCAGTGGAAACTTGCAAGATGATCTGTAATGGAGTGAATTACTTTAATGGTTTGAATTATTCTGACAAAATCTTGTGTGACATTGATTTGCTTAGAGGCTTACAGGCTTTGAACGGTTTGAATTTGCCGATTTTTGTTGACAACAGCGAGAGCGTAAACGCAACCAGACTTCCTAGGGTTGAACAGCAGATGATTATTCTGAGAGTTACGGACGGAGATTTGAGTGTAAAGGAGTTACAGTAATGGCACTTGTAGGATAAAAAACATTTATCCTGTTTCATATGCCACCTAGAAAATATAAATGAAAGGAAAAAGTAAATGGCAGTTCAAAGAAACCCTTGTAGATACTGCACAAGTTCTTATTATGATGAACGAACTAAGCATAGGGTTCCGGCGTTGAAACCAGAATGCAGTAGTTGTGAATGGAGAAAAGAACATAAACAGTATTTGCAGTCTAAAAGACAGTTTATTCCAGGTGAACCAATTACCGACTTGAATACATTATCTGAGCAAGAATGGGTACTATGGTATGGTTGCACCAAACACATTGAAGCTATAAAAAGCATGACTTTAAGAACAGTATTAATGTTTCTTAAAAAAGGAGCATTTTGCAAAGCAATAAAGAAAGAAAAGGAGAATTAATATGGCAGAAACAACAAACGCAAACAACACACCGGCAACACAGAACCAGGCAAAGGCACCAGTAAAGTACAATACTGATTTTAGCCTTGGGATTTTTGGAAGTTCTGATAACTTTATGATGGCAACGCAGATGGCAAAGGCATTCGCAAGCTCAACAATCGTGCCAAAAGAGTACCAGGGAAATTATGCGAATGGTCTTGTTGCTATTGATATGGCAAACAGGCTCAAAACAAGCCCTCTTACGGTTATGCAGAATCTCGATGTTATTCAGGGAAGACCTGCATGGAGAGCCACTTTCTTAATTGCTATGATTAACAGTTCTGGAAAGTATGATATGGAGTTACAGTTCGATGAAAAGCGAGATAAGAACGGAAAACCATATTCTTGCACTTGCTGGACAGAAAAGAACGGGCGAAAGGTTACTGGAATTGAGGTAACAATGGATATGGCACAGGCAGAAGGATGGGTTAATAAGAATGGCTCAAAATGGAAAACCATGCCACAGGTAATGCTTAGATACAGGGCCGCTTCTTTCTTCTCTCGAATGAATTGCCCGGAACTTTCAAATGGGCTTTATACAACAGAGGAAGTTATCGAAATTGCAGATGCAGACTACAAGGTTTTTGATCTGGAAAAAGCAGTTGAAAACGATATTAAAAAGAATGCAAATTCAGAAACATTTTCCCCTGTAATCGAAGAAAAGCCAAAGCAGCCAACCGTAGCCGAAACCGTAAAAACATCAGAGAAAGAAACAGTTCCGGCAGCAGAGCCAGTGGAAACAGAAATTCCGTCATTTATGAGCCAGGAGGAAATGTAGGATGGAAACTTCCACAATTGTGCTTATTGTTTTGCTTTTAGTAGCACTTTTGGGATGGATAGTAACTTTTATTCGAAAAAATGAATACAATCGAACCAATTTAATTATTCTTTTAAATGTTATTACATATGTGGTACTCATTATAATCCGACTTACAATGTAAAAGGAGAGCCAAAATGAAGCATAAATGTATTAAGACAGCAGTATTAATCACAGGGGTTATAGCAATCACAATGTTTAGTGGTTGTTCTTCCTGTAGCAGATCATTAAAATCACTATCCAGTGATATTGACGGCGGTCTGAACCGTACCGTAACTGTTTACGATTACAACGGCGGTAAAATTAAGTCCTGGTCTGGAAAGTTTGATGTTTCCGAATCAGAGAATGAAGTTTACTTTGATGATTCTGACGGAAAGAGAGTTATTATCCACGGCGGTATTGTCGTGAATGAGGAAAACTGATATGAGCAGCAGTGTAATTGAAACAATTAAAGAAGTTGTAAGCAATATGAACAGCGGACTTTATGATTTCACGGTAGATGGGAAATGTTCAGAATGCGGTTCGTGTTGTTCAAATTTTATACCGATATCATCCAAGGAAATCAAACAGATTAAGTGGTACATTCGCAAACACCATATCAAGGAATGCAGACATAATTTCACTGCTTCATTAATGGATTTAACCTGTCCGTTTCTGATGGACGATAAGGCAAAAGAGAAATGTTCAATCTACCCTGTTAGACCGGAGATATGCAAATCATTTGTCTGCAATGACCCACAGGGAGCCAGAAAGAACAAAGCTTTAATGCATAAAAAATATAAGCCTGTTGATATGAGAGAAACGTTTTTCGGAGGTGAGTAGGAATGAGATTAGCAAGTCAGAATGGGGAAATTGATGTTCCTTATGAAATCACATCATTAAGCAGAACTGGAAATATCATAAGAGCATATGTGCCAATGGTAGGTGAAAAAGGAACAGTCATGGCTCGTTATTCGACAGATGAAAAAGCCCAAAAAGCTATGAAAGCTTTGCATAAAGTGTATGCAGGAATGTTTTTAGCACAAAACATTGAAATGAGCGATGATGATTACGAAGAATGCATAAAAATGGCTGCAAGAGGTTTCGGAATCATTAAAACCATGGTTAACAGCCCAGATATGAAATTCGAGCCTGCAAACATTGTGTTTCAGTTCCCGGAGAATGATGAAGTATGAAAGAAATAGGAAGAAAGAAAATAAATTGGGATTCCATTGTGACTGTGGAATTATCGCTTAAAGAGCTTCAATTAATAAGGGACGCAATGGTGGCTACAGATTTAAAAGATATGAAAGAATTATGGCGCGGAGCTCCTCCATATCAGCAGGACGATAAAAATATGATTGGAGAAACTGCTTCTTCAATTTTAAATAGCTACAAATAAACAGAAAGCGAGGTGATGAAAAATGTTCATGAGAATAGTAAATACAGGGAGTACACATGGAAACTGCTATGTTTTGAAATCCAACAGCGGAGAAATGCTTCTTCTTGACTGCGGATGCAAATACAAAGACATTCTGAAAGCTATTGATTACAGAACAAGTGATGTTTCTGGCGTATTGCTTAGTCATGAGCATGGAGATCACATCAAATCATTTCGGGACCTGATGAATTCCGGTATTCAGACTTACACCAATGATGAAACTGTGGAACATCTGCAAATCATCACCGGCGAATTAATGAAAGGCGTTCCAGAGAAAAGACCGTTTCGGGTTGGTTCGTTTACTGTAATACCGTTCTATTTGCCGCATACTACAAGAGATAAGGACACAAGACAACTTATTCCTTGTTTCAATTATGGGTATCTCATAGAACATGAAGAAATGGGAAAGTTGTTGTATATGACTGACTTTGAATACTGCAAGTACAACTTCCAGGCAATGCGACTGAACCACTTAGTTATTGAATGCAACTATTGTAAAGAATTGGTTGACAAAACAGCCGAAAATTACACGCACAGGCTTAAAGGGCATTGTTCCTTAGATACTTGCAAAAGCCTAGTAAATACAAACCATACGGCGGCATTACGGACGGTAACATTGGTGCATTTGAGTAATGAAGCAGCTGACCCGGAACAGATTTTGAAAGAGATTAAAGAAGCGGTGGTTTGGGATGATGCGCTGGTTCAGATTGCAAGACCTGGACTGGAAATTAACTTGGACTTATGTCCGTTTTGAAAGGAGAAAATTAATGCAAAGAAAATTCAAAAACTATGTAATTAAAGGACAGGAGCATGTAGACCGTAAAACAGGAAAAACAATTCCTTCACCTAGTGTATGGCGTTCAGTAAAAGATACGCTTCCAGAAATCCCAGTTGATGATACCGCATGTTTGTATTATGTAAAGTTGGAAAACTCCGAAAAAATCATCATGCTTGCATATGCTGGAAATGGCGAATGGACTGACACAGAAGGAAAAGAATACAAAGGTGTAGAGACATGGCTTGAATATATGCCAAAAGAACATCCGATAGTCGAAATAAAAACTTTCTTAAATGAAGATATTTTGAAAGCTATTGTTTCTGATTATATGGAAAAAGCTGAAGGAGTTACGGTTAATACAAATAATATATTTTTTAAAGTAGGAAGAAAATCTGTCGGCTATGGAATGAGTGAACATGAGGAATTGGTATTTATTGGATGTGATGTGATAGCTATAGGGGAGGGAAATTGAAAATGAGCGTATTCAGTATACCAGTAACGATTGGTGTTAATGAGGAAGAAATTGCCAAAGAAATCCGTAAAAATGTTGAGGACAGGGTAGTTGAAAAAATTACCAAGGAAATTAAAGAGGTTATTTATAAAAAAGAATTATATGGTAGCAGAGAAACCAATGAACCTTTGTGCAGGATGATTCATTCTCATATTACCGAGATACTAGAAAAGAACGAAAGCGTGATCGTGCAGGAAGCAGCAAAATCCTTGGCAGATAAGATGATTAAAACCAAGGCTGTGAAAGAAGCAATAAAAGAAACTATTGAGAAAGTCAAGGAGGATTAGCTATGGGAAATATGATGAGTTTAAATATCAGTGACGATGTAATAAAAGCAGCAATACAGGAAGAAGTTCATGCCGGAATCGTAAAGGCATTAGGCGAACCATCTGTTATTGTTCGTGATGCAATAAAAACAATGACGAATAAATATGTTAATGAACGTGGCGAATTTGTAGGTAAAGACAATTGGAGAGCAAAACCATATTTTGATTGGCTCGCAGAAGATATTGTAAAAACCACAGTAAAGGAGGAAATTGAAAAATATGTAAATGAAAATCGTGAGGAATTTGCAGAAGTAATAAGAAAGCAGTTAAAAAGTGCAGATTTCATAAAGAGCATTACTACTTCTTTCTTACAGGCTGTCGTTAAAAATACAGAATCCGAATGGAAAATGCCGATTAGTATTTCATTTGAAAAGCCAAAGGAGGATAGTTATTAATGAAAATCTTCTTAAAAACACTTGATAAACTGAAAAAGTCAGAACCTTCTGAACAGGAATGCAAGTACGATAAAGGATGGAATGATGCAATCAAGAAAGTTGAAGAATTGATTTTTTCCTACAGTCCTGCGGATATGTGGATTCCAACAGAAGTGAAGTTACCACCGGAACCAAACAAGGAAGAAAACCCGGGAGATTGGAAAGAATATGCAGTTACAATTGATGGAGCTGTTCTTCCAACAAGTCTTACTTATTTAGGAGACGGCGAATGGGGAAGCGTAGAAGCGTATGGGTTTGCGTATTACCCAGTCATTGCATGGCAACCAATGCCACCAGCTTACAAACCAGGGAGGTAATACCATTGGAAATAACAATCGGAATTTGTGCAGAGGAAATCAAAGAAATCATCATGGAGCATATAAAAACAAAAGGATTCAATGTAACAGAAGATGATATTTCCTTTGTTATAGGGAAAGAAGAAATTGTAACAGGGAATACAAAGAAAATCAAACACGCACTTATTAGATGCGACATTCAGATTGAGAGGTGATAAATTGTGAATATTGTTATTCTTTCTGGAAGATTAACCGCTGACCCAGATATCAGAATGGGAACGAATGACACCAAAATTGCAAGATATATTTTGGCTGTCGAGAGAAGAGTGAAAAAGAATACAGAAAGAAAATCAGACTTTATCGCTTGCGTATGTCTTGGAAAAAATGCAGAATTCGCAGAGAAATATCTTAAAAAAGGCACGAAAGTAAATGTGCGTGGAGAATGGCAGACTGGAAACTATACGAACAAAAATGGCGAAAAAGTCTACTCAAATGATTGCCTTGTTGCAGAACATGAATTTGCAGAGAGAAAAAGCCAGTCACCACAAACACAGGAAACAGATACACGACCAGTACCACCGCCAGAACCTAGTTTCATGGATGTGCCGGATTTAGGCGGTATGGAAGATGAATTTCCGTTTAGTTAAGGAGATGAAATGAAAGACTTAATTATAGATTGCTTTGCCGGGGGCGGCGGCGCATCAGTAGGCATTGAAATGGCACTTGGTAGACCTGTAGACATAGCAATTAACCATGATCCAGATGCAATTCTAATGCACAAGACTAATCATCCCGGAACGCTACATCTGACAGAAGATATTTTCAAAGTAGATTTGCAGAAATATGTCGGAAATCAGCACGTAGCATTGATGTGGGCTTCTCCAGACTGTACAAGCCATTCAAAAGCAAAAGGCGGTCAGCCAAGAAAACATGGGCTTCGCATTCTTCCATGGGCAGTGTATAAACACGCTAAAGCAATTCTTCCAGATGTAATCATTATGGAAAATGTGGAAGAAATACAGCAATGGGGGCCACTTGATGATAAAGGACATCCAATAAAAGAAAAAGCCGGGGAAGATTACCGAAAATTTATTTCAGCAATGGAAAATATCGGTTATGAATTTGACAGTCAAGAACTGGTAGCTGCGGATTACGGAGCGCCAACTACAAGAAAACGTTGGTATGCGGTGTTTCGTAGGGATGGAAAGCAGATAATATGGCCAAAGCCTACTCATAATCGTTTTGGTACAGACGGTCTGAAACCATATGAGCAGTGTGGAGACTACATTGATTGGTCGGACTTAGGAAAAAGTATATTTGACCGCCAGAAACCATTGGCAGAAGCAACACAGAAACGCATTGCAAATGGAATCAAGAAATATATCGTTGATAATCCAGAGCCATACATTGTAAGGAACAAGAATGCACTGGCGTTTATCATTCAGTATCATGGAGAAACCAGAAAAGGGGATTCCAGAGGACAATTGCTGACTGAACCAATTAAGACTATTGATACTTCAAACAGATATGGTCTCGTGACAGCTTTTATCACGAAATATTACAAGACTGGAATCGGTCAAGGCTGTGATGAGCCATTGCATACAATAACCACATCGCCCGGTCACTTCGGGGTAATATCTGCTTTTCTGGTTAAATATTACGGGACGGGATGCGGACAGGTATTGAATGAACCGCTTGGAACCATTACAACAAAAGACAGGTTTGGACTGGTAAATGTCCTGGTCGATATCCATGGAGAGAAATATATCATATCAGATATTTTTCTAAGAATGTTAAAGCCAGAAGAATTAAAGGTAATGCAAGGGTTTCCGAAAGATTACATAATTGACCGAGACTACAAGTGGAGAAATTACCCGATTGCGAAACAAGTAGCAAGAATCGGAAATAGTGTGGTTCCGGTTATGGCAGAAGCACTTGTGAAAGCAAATTGTCCGTATCTGAAAATTGGAGAACGCAAAGTTGCACCGATGATTTATATGCAGAATAATGGACAGGTAGCGTTTGGATAAAAGGAGTGATAAAATGGTACAAACAGGACAGATTATTTATTTTAGCAATCAGAAAATGATGTGCTTTGATGTTGAATCCATTGAGGATATTACTGAACCACCAGAACAAATAGAAACTACATCGGTTTATGGCGAGACAAGAACGTATGCGCCGGCAATAATGAATCCAACAACTCTTTACGTTACTGGAAAGGAACTTGTAAAACTTGATCCAACAACCATGAAACGCATTGCCAGATACAATCTTGAAGAAGAGAATAAATCTCTTTTAGAAGAAATCGCAGAAAGAAAAAAGGTTATTGATGATCTTGAACAGAAAGAACAGGTTTTGCGTGACAGGTTCAGAAAGGCAATAGCTGCATTCAAAGAAATCATGGAAAATGGTTACTATGATGAGGGCGAAGATGAATACGAGAGTGAATGGGAGTGATTAAATGAAACCAGTTTTAGAAACAAAGTCTACATACAAAGGTTATCCATATGTGGTTCTGTTTATGCCAGGAGCATACAGATGCGGATATGTTGGTATACCTTACAGCCATAAGTTAGCAAAGAAAAGTGTTGATGATTTAGGTTATCTTGACTGTCATGGTGGAGTTACTTATTCAGAACCATTTCTACACGATTGTGACGATGATGATACATGGTGGATTGGATTTGACTGCGCTCATTGTTTCGATGGTTATGATATTGAGATAGCAGAACAGTATTTCGGGGAAGAACCAGACTTCAAAAAAATGCTTAAAATAATGGGAGATTACTGGCGAGAATTAAACAAAAATCCAGATTGCAAAATTCACTCACTTGCTTATGTCAAAGCTGAGTGCAAAAAACTCATTGACCAGATTGAAAAGGAGTGATTCTGGGTGGATTATAAAAAGCTTAGACAGGCAAAAGCTATTGAAACAACGAATCGAAAAAGACTCATGAAGATCAATCCAAAGCTTGATGATGGGAGCGGAATATATTTTTTAACCAGAACTGATGAAAACGAAATCTCATACTTTTATATAGGTCAGGCAGTACATATAATTCAGAGGATGTGCTCACACCTTACTGGGTATCAGCACATAGACCTATCAATTAAGAAAAGAGGATTTTACAGCGAAGAAAATCCTTTTGGGTGGAAAATAAATTTTATCCATTATCCTGTCGAACAGCTTGATAAAATGGAACAATACTGGATATTAGAGTATACCAAAAAAGGATATCAATGCAGATATAATAAAACCTCTGGGAGCCAAGGGGAAGGGAAAGAAAAAATCAATGAATTTCGTCCAGCAAAAGGATATAGAGATGGAATCCAACAGGGGAAAATAACCCTTGCAAGAGAACTAAAACACATCATTGATATCCATTTAAACGTATCAATCAGACCAGAAAAAGCAAATAACAAAGTATCTATTAAGGCGTTGGAAAAATTCAACGACTTACTCAATGAAGAAAATTATCACTGATTCTAACACACCAGTAGTTCTACTGGCTAAATTCCAAAGATAAAAAAATAATCAATAAAGGAAGTTGATTAAAATAAAAATCAGATTAATTGATGTTGATGGGCATAATTTTCCAAACATTCCACTGATGAAAATATCAGCATATCACAAGAAAAACGGTGATGATGTGGGCTGGTATAACCCTTTGATTGATTGGCAAGCCCCCCCAGATAAGGTTTTTATGAGTAAAGTTTTCACTTTTACGCCAGACTATCAATATCCTGTAAATGGAAAAGAAATTATCAAAGGTGGAACTGGATACAATTACCCCTCTGGTGGTGAAAAACTGTCAGAAGAAATTGAACATATTTATCCAGATTACAAGTTATATCCGCAGTTTAAAAATACCGCTTATGGATTTTTGACACGGGGATGCCCTAGAGGGTGTGACTTCTGCATAGTTAAAGATAAAGAGGGCAGAAAAAGTGTAAAGGTTGCTGATTTGAATGAGTTTTGGGACGGACAGAAAAATATTGTCTTACTTGATCCAAATATGTTCGCCTGTAAAGACTGGAAAGATTTGTCTCGCCAATTAATTAATTCAAAAGCATGGGTAGATTTTTCACAAGGGTGCGATATTCGGATTATGGGCGCTGAAAAAGCGGAATACCTAAAGCAAATAAAAGTAAAACAAGTTCACTTTGCTTGGGATCGTTATGAAGACAAAAATATTATTATTCCTAAATTTAAAGAATTAAAAGAAATACTGGGATGGGACAAAAGAAAATTACCAGTTTATGTTTTGACAAATTTTAATACTACTTTTGAACAAGATTTAGAAAGAGTATATCTTCTTAAAGATTTAGGATACTGGCCGTATGTAATGATTTATAACAAGCAAAACACAAAGCCATCTGATTTAGTCAGAAAATTGCAAAGATGGGTAAATAACAGAACTATATTTGAAAGTTGTAAAAGTTTTGAAGAATATAACAAGAAAGGAGAATAATTGTGTCAGAAAACACAAACGAATGCGTAATTGAATGGATTCCAGGAAGAGATTATGTAGGGCTTACTGCTAAGAATGGGAGTGCCTGGAAGAACAGATGTGAGGAATTAGAAAAGAAATTTCCAGATGATGTGAAAATTCTTGCCAGAAATAATGATGGATCTATTTTCGCTCACTTGCCGTATTCCTACATTAAAATCAATCCGCCAAGAAAATATTCCGATGAAGTGAAAGAGAAGGCTGCGGAAAGATTAAATAAAATGCGTGCAGAAAAAAGCAATACTGCGGCAGAAGAGCCGTTTTGCGTATGAATTACCGTCAGAGGAAATATAATGAGGGGCAATCTGCCAGAAACGATATTTACAGATTTCTTGTCAAGTATTTTGAGAAACACGGATATATGCCTTCTTATGAAGAAATCATGGATGGAACAGACCTTACAAAGTGTACCGTCCAGAGACATATGCGGCAATTGGAGATGGATTCTCTGATTGCCACAGAACATCCGGGAATATCAAGAGCATACCGTTTAACGGAATACATATACGAAAGGAAGAAACATGGGAAGCAAATTAAAGATGAAAGCGCCAAAGAAAAATAGGGTGCTGGAATGCGACAACCAAATGTCACAGGCATTCGCCAGAGCCATGCAGAATTCGAGAAAAGAGCTTGAATTTATGCAAGATCAGGCTTACAACGATGGATTCAGTACTGGTGACGACTGGGCGAATACAATTAACACGGTAACAACCATGCTGGCATTACGGAAATTGCATGGCTTTTCCACTAAAAGGCTTTTGGACGTAATTAATTGTGCAAATGAGTTTGTAGGCCAAGCGAACCGTGGAGAAAGAAGTTTTATGAACATGGTTGAAGAGTTGGAATCTGAAACAGATGTGCGGATTCCAGATTTGAATAAAGAATTGGTCAGAAGATTTGGAGCGTAAGTGAGGATGGAAATAGATTATAAACACTGTAGATGTGGATGCGGTGGAATTATAGGGCAATACAGTAAAACGAAAGGATTCACCTGTGAAAGATGCAATAAAGAGTACCAATTATCAGAGCTAAATTTTTATTGAATTGCATTGAACGAAAAGACCGGATGGCTATTTCCGATGTTGAAAAAGGAGGGTAAATAATGAGTGAAATTAAATTCAGTGACGGAATGCCAGAAAGAGCAAGACGTTCCAGCACAAGCATTTATCCAGAAGAATTGATGGATAAAAAATGCGGTGGCTGCATGAGATGTCAGTCAAGAAAAAGGAAGGGCGAAACAGGCTATCATTGCACGACACAGCCGTACACCAAAGACATTTCACCAGAAGACAAAGCCTGTGTCATTTACTGGGACAAAGAAGAGGAAGAGAAGTACAAGGCTTTAATAGAGCAAGACGGAGAAAACCGCAGAAAAGAACTCTGGAATATCTATTCAAAGCGAGAGCCGATAAAACTCCCAATCATAAATGATGGTTACGGAATAATTCCAGAATGTCCTATTTGTGGAGAGAGGCCGTACAGCACTAAGCAGTGCCACTGGTGCGGTCAGAGGTTTATTCAAGATAAAGAAGTAGAAGAATACGAAAAGCCGCTGACAAAAGAGGTAACTTGTTTTTCATGCGGTAGAAAGGTGATAGCAAATGTAAGCAAGTATAACGGACATATTAGTTATCATTGTCAGTGCGGAACAAATTTTATCGAATAAGGAGGACACAAAATGTTAATCAGAAGCCAGGATAAAACAGCACTGGTAAAGTTTGAAAACATTGTAATAAATCTAAAGCTCCCAGATTCGTTGAATGTTATATGTTGGAGTTTGCAGGATGCACAGAGAAATGGAGGATATCTTATTTTAGGAAAATATTCCACCAAAGAAAAAGCCATGAAAGTACTGGATATGATCCAGGAAGCATATGGAGATTCGGAATACACAAAATATGTAATTCCAGAAGTATGCAGGACATTAAGTATGAAGCCAAAAACGGAAGAAAACAAAGCGCATGCAGGAGAAATGCTCAAAAAAGGAATGACGTTCCAGATGCCAGAGGATAGCGAGGTGGAAGCATGAGCAGAGTACGAACCAGATTAGAACAATACAAAGCTGAGATAGAAAAGAAATCGCAGTATAAGCATGGGCTTCCAGGGAGTGCGCTGGATATTGTGAATACTCTTCTGAATGATCTGGAACAGGACGAGAAAGAAAACGGTTGGATTCCGGTAAAATATCATCAGATATCAGAAAAAGAACGTGCAGAAGAATCCATTTCAAAAAATATACAGTATATGCTTGACTGCAAAATGCCAGATGATGGACAAGAAATATTGGTTACTAATGGAGAAACAACATGGCAGGATACAAGCTTTATTGATTGTGACGGATATTATCTTGATAGCAATTATGATTGGATTGATATTACGGCATGGCAGCCGCTTCTAGAACCATATAAGGAGGACTAAGAAATGCGGTTAATTGACGCAGATAAACTAAAAAAAGACATACTGCTTCAAAATATCTTAGGAGAACCAATACAGAAGATTATAGACAGATATATACATATTGTGGACAAGCAACCGACAGCTTTTGATGTGGACAAGGTTATCAATGAATTAAAAAGAGATAAATTTATCGAATCAGAATGCGTATTATCTGACATACATCAAGGATATAATGCTGGGCTGAGTAGGGCAATCGAAATTATAAAAGGAGGTGGAGTTGAATGAAATATCCAGAAGAAATGTATATTGATAGCCAGATATTTGCAGGAGACATGGATGGTTCGGAATCCAATTTGACAGAAAAAGTCGTAAAAATAAGAACATCTCATTTGTGCTGCGTATGTGAAAACCAGATACCTAAAGGTGAAAGAATGTTAAACCAAAAAGCAATAGTAGAAGGACAAGGTTGGTGCAGCTGCTATATTTGTCTACCATGTGTTGAAAATTGGTTAGAAGAATCGGGACAAGTGGAGGATGGTGAAAACGAATGAGAGAAATTCTTTTTAAGGCAAAACGGATTGACGATGGTAAATGGGTTGAGGGGTATTATCAGAAAAGATATGACCTCTTAGGCAACGAAGAACATTTAATCTTCCATGCTGATAGTTATAAAGTGTGGGAATATGCCGAAGTTGACCCAGAAACCATCTGCCAGTACACAGGACTTTGTGACAAGAACGGGAAGAAAATTTGGGAGGGTGATATTATTTCATACCAAAGAGACAACGATGATTGCCCGTTTCCGAATAAGGATACGAAAAAAAGATTTGGGAAAGTATTCTATCAAGGTTTTAGATCGACTTTTGCTATTGGTATGGGAAGAAATGGAAGTAGATCTATAAATGATGATTTGTGGAAATACGTTCAGAATGGAAATCGAGTTGAGGTTATCGGAAACCGGTTTGACAACCCGGAATTATTACAGGAGGAATCATGAGTAAATCAGTATTAGTGATGGAAACACCAGAAGATTGTGAATCATGTGTTTTACACGGTGGAATATTCCATTCTTTTTGTAAAATAAATTGTAGATATATCGAAGACTTAAGCTCAAAGCCAGATTGGTGTCCGCTTATGGATTTGCCAGAAAAAGACAATGGAGATTATCCAGCCAATACGTCTGATGCTGGCTTTGCAGAAGGATGGAACCAGTGTATTGATGAGATTACAGGAGGAAATTTTGATGATTGATTTAACAGGAAAAAGCGTGTTCGTAAAGACACAGGGAGAATATTTGAGTGTTATAAAAATGGCAAAGCTTCAGGGATTCACATGGGCGAGAGAAGACCATTTAAACCCTATCGAAATTCCGTTTCCAAACTTATTGAATTTTTATAGTAGCAAGGTTGTTACTTACAGAGACAATGAAAAAACATTGTGTGAAGCATCTGAAATCGTTGAAGATGAAGAAAAAATCAAGGATGCAGCAAAACTTGTCAGAACATTTGCTGAATACCCAGACAGAACAGAATTGACGGACTCATTTATTAAGTCCTTGAAGTTACTTGCAGATACTGTAGAAAGCCAGATGGAAGAGGTGAAATAGATGATAAAAATTAGTAAAATTGCCTTTGAAGCATTAAGAGATACGGACGGAAATGTTTCAAGAAAACCAGCGGAATGGTGGAGAAGAAATAAGTTGGCATGTATTTGGTGCATATTGTGTATGCTGGCAGAGATTCCGATAGCAATATTAAGATCTGTACTTATGGCAATTTGTTTTATTCCACATAAAATTTATGAGCATTTAGAAGATATGTCTTTTTAGGAGGTGAAGTAGATGGAGAGATTAACACTCGAAGAAGCAATTAATCATGAAAAGATGATGGCGCAAAGAAAAAGATGGAATGGTAAATTTACTAAGGTATCACTGGGAAATGAAGAAATTAATAAACGATTCGAAGCTGATTGTATTAAAGATGCAGAAGAACATGAACAGTTTGCGGAATGGCTTGAAGAATTAAAGTCTTATAAAGATATTGGCACTTTAAAGGAATTAAAGGAACTCAAAGAAAACGGTACATTTACTGGATTAGAGCTTACTAAATTATCGATAATGCAGAAAGAGTTGAAGAAATATAAAGACTTAGAAGAACAGGGCTTGCTTGTGAGATTACCGTGTAAGGTTGGAACAGAAGTATATTACATCTTAGGCATTCCAAATAAGACGCCATGTGTAATCGACAAGTGCGTATTTGAGTTGTCGGATATAGATAAAATCGGTAAAACAGTATTCCTCACCCGTGAAGAAGCTGAAAATAAGTTGGAGGAACTCAAAAATGAAATTTAAAGAATTTATAAACTGGTGCAATGAAAGAGCCTGTGATGGATGTTGGGGAATGTTAGAAGCAATAGCGTGTATTAATTTAATAAATGAGATTATGAAAATCCAATTTTGGAAAAGAGAAAAATTCTGGAAAGAAAATTATGAGCAACAGGTATTGGAAGAGATTATTAATCCGATAGAGAAGAAGTTGGAGGAGATGAAGAATGGACGTTAAAGAAGCCAAAGAAATATTATCCGATATGAGAGACCAGCATTTGCAGTTCATTGACGGAGCCGAAAATACTGGGACATGGGGCGAAAAATTTTTAAAAGAAGCATGGGCGTGTGATTCTGGCGCAAAGGCTCTTACCGGATTAATCACAGGGATAAAGATTGATAAAGGCGTTATCGCAGATAGTATTCAGCAATACGGCAAAAATAATCAAAGCACAGTCTGTATGGAAGAATGCGCCGAGCTTATCCAAGCAATCAGCAAGGCGAAACGTGGAAAAATCAACCGTGATAACATGATAGAAGAAATTGCAGATGTGTTGATCTGCATCGAAATGCTAAAGCAAATGTACATGATATCCGATGAGAAAATTAATAAGTGGATTGAGAAAAAACAGGCGAGAGAAGCAGAAAGGATGGAAAAGAATGAATAAGAAAGAAATTGCAGAAATTAAGAAGCAGTTTACACCAGCCAATTGTTCCATTACACGTATTTGTGGTTGTTATGTGGATGCAGAAAAGAATAAGAAAACCAAAATTAAAGAAGCTTTCCTTTCCCTTCCAGAGGAAGAAATGTTTAAGTATTTTGACATTTTCAAGAAAACTATGTCTGGCAGACTTGGGAAGGACCTTATGAACCTTGAATTCCCATTAGCACAGGAAAAAGAGGATGGAACACAGGAATTTCTTATGCGGATCAGAGCAAGTAAGCTTAAAGATGATGATATTTTGGATGAGTTCTACGATAAAGTGATTGAAAATTACGATTATCACGAAAATTACTACATAGTTCTCATTCATGCAGTATATGACATTCCTGGAAAGGCTTCTGATGGAACCAAAATGCACGATGCATCAGAAGAAATTTATGAACATATTTTATGCAGCATTTGCCCGGTAAATCTTTCAAAGGCTGGGCTTAGCTATGATGTGGCTGAAAATAACATCAAAGACAGAGTTCGTGATTGGGTAGTCTCAAGACCAGAAACAGGATTCTTATTCCCTGTATTCAATGACAGAAGCACTGATATTCATGGAACCTTGTATTTCAACAAAAACATAAAGAATATTCATCCAGACTTCATCGAAAACGTTCTTGGTACACCAATTCCACGTATACCGGGAAATGAGAGCAATGTCTTTTCGGATTTCATCATGGACAATTTCGAAGGAAATACAACATTCAATTTCACTGAAAGCCTAATTGAATCTTTGCAGGAAGTAAGAGAACAGAAGAAAGACAGCCCAGAGATGATAACCGTATCATGTGACGAAATGGAACGGATTTTTGGATATTGCGGAGTTCCAGACGAGAAGTTATCGGATTTCAAAGAAAACTGGGAAATGTATTTCAGTAATGAGCCTGTTGCCCTTGATAATATCCATAATTCAAAAACTGCAAAAATTGTAACGCCAGATGCAACAATCTGCATCCAGCCAGATAAAATTGCTCTGATTGAATTGAAAGAAATAAACGGCGTTCCATCTCTTGTAATTCCGGTAAATGGAGAACTGAAAATCAATGGAATTGAAGTTGAATTGAGATAAACACTTTTGAAAAATCCAGAAATTGGAGGAGGCAATTACATTAATGGCTAAAGTAAGCTGGATTAAAATTGAGATTGAAATGTTTAGCAACCGAAAAATTAAGCAAATAAGGAAAATGCCAGAGGGAAACAATATTGTTCTTATTTGGGTAATGCTTTTGACAATGGCTGGCAGATGCAATTCAAACGGAATTATTTTCCTCACTGAAAATATTCCATACACAACAAAAATGCTTGCAGATGAATTGGATTTTGAGGAAAGCATTATTCAATTAGCATTAACAGTTCTGGAAAAGTTCGGGATGATTACCAGAGATTCTGAATTACTTTCTATTCCCGGCTGGGAAGAGCATCAAAGTGCAGACGAATTGGAGAAAATACGAGATCAAAACAGAAAAAGGGTTGCAGAATATCGTGAACGTCAAAAAAATAAGGCCGCATTGCTTTGCGAGAAAGATGATGTAACGTTACAGAAACGTTACAGTAACATTACTGTAACGGAACAGAATAAGAATAAAGATAAAGATTTAGAATTAGATTTAGATACAGAATTAGATAAAGATAAAGAAAAAGATATAAATGATTTAATAGTATCTAAAGATACTATTCGTCAGACTGACGTCCAACAAATCATTAATGAATGGAATACTCTGGAAGAATTTGGTATTAATCCTGTAAAAAGAATGACATCAAAACGAGAACAAGCAGTGAAAGCCAGAATCCGTCAGAACCATATGGACGATATCTTAGAAGCCATTGAAAACATTCGCCATAGCAGCTTCTTACAAGGCCAGAACAAAGAAGGCTGGATGATAACTTTCGATTGGTTCTTAAAGCCCGGTAACTTTGCAAAGGTATTTGAAGGGAACTATCTTGATAAATCCGGTAACAAGCCTCAAAGCTACATGGAGAAAATCCAAAACAGGGTAAGCGAGGTGGATAACTGGGTATGACAAGAGAAGAATGGGCGGTACTGGTAAAGGCAATGAAAGCTGTGTACACTTCCCCAGCATTTCTGCCAGATCAATATGCTTTTGATACTTGGTATGGGCTCCTTAAAGACCTAGATTACAAGCTTTTAAGTTTCGGATTAAAGAAATATATGCAGACTGAATGGAAAGAGCCTTCAATAGCTGCGTTAAGAGAATGTGCCAATAGCATTGCACCACAGAAGGAAGAACTGAACGAAACAGAAGCATGGGAAAAGGTATGCAAATCTATTCAGAACTCTACATATAACGCAGAAACAGAGTTTGATAAACTTCCAAAAATCATTCAGAAAGCAGTATCAAGCCCGGCACAACTTAGAGAATGGGCGGTATCTGAAAATGTAGATGGTACATGGTGGAGTGTAGTTCAATCAAATTTTCAAAGGACGTATCGGGCAGAAGTGCAAAGAGAACAAGAACGAAGAAAACTAAGTCCAGACCTTTTAAAAATTATAGATACTGCCAGATTGGGAGGTGCTGAAAATTGCCAGATAGAAAACCATGGAGAGAATTAAAAAGCACTGAAATTATAGTCTTAAAGCGGAGACAATGCTCGAAATGCGACTATTACAGCAAGAGCGAAAATGCATGGAGTACAAATGCAACCTGTGATTATATCTTGATTGAAGAACATAGCAGAGGATGTGATCCAAGGGATTGTGTTAAAAATGGTATCTTCAAGAAGAAAGCGAGAGGAAAGTCAAGAGTAAAGCGAGTGATTCTATGAGAAAGATAAGCGAAATGTATAAGCGGTCTGGCGGTACAGCTTATCAGCATACCTGTTCGGAATGCAGATTCTTCCGTAATGGTAAGAATCCGCAGTGCTTGCAATACGAACTGGAAATTGATTGGAATCCAGATTATATAGCTTGCAAATTTTATAATCTGGAAGAATCTCAGATTGATGGACAGGTCAATATCTTTGATTTGTTGTAAAACGTGATAATTGTGTATTTAAAATAGCACAGAATCGTTCAAAAGAGAATAATGGTAGAAATTATAGGGCATACAAAAGATAAAGAAAAACAGCGCTTAAAACGAGATAATTATATGGAGGAACAATTAATGGAAAAAGCTATATTGTATGCCATAAACGAAAGAATGTTCTCACTTGGTCTGATAGATGAGAAAACAAGAGATAAAATTAAAGCTGAAATCAGCATTAGAAAGTAACGACAATGTATTGAGTGGATTTATATGAGGTGTTATACTTTATATGATTCCACTCCCTGTTTATTAAGGGAGAAATGCACTATGAATATTTATTATGTCAGAGAAAAATTAAGAAATTGCTCCATTTACGACATTGAACTAAATGTTGCTTATTATGCCAGGGTTTCGACTGAAAAAGTTGAACAGCAAGCATCCATTAAGCACCAGGAGGAACATTTCGAAGAACTGATACATTCTAACAACAGATGGAAGTTTGCGGGTTCTTACATTGATGATGGTATTTCTGGAATGCATGCGGATAAAAGAGAAGAATTTCAAAGAATGCTCAGAGATGCAAAGCTCGGAAAAATTGACATGATTATCACAAAAGAAATTTCAAGATTTGCGAGAAACACTCTTGATAGTATCCAATATACCAGGGAATTGCTGTCTTACGGTGTGTGCGTATGGTTCCAAAACGATGGAATTAACACTATTGATGATGATAGCGAGTTCAGACTTACTATTATGGCCGGGGTAGCACAAGACGAAATCCGAAAACTTTCTTCAAGAGTAAAATTCGGACACGCACAGTCAATCAAAAACGGTGTCGTGCTTGGACACAGAATGTATGGATACTCAAATAATCAAGGAAAGCTTGAACTGATTCCAGAAGAAGCAGAAATGGTTCGAATGATTTTTCAAGATTATGCTTCCGGAATATCTACGCCAAGAATCGAAAAAAAACTCTGGGATATGGGATACAGAAGTTTCAAAGGCGGTAAGATCAGTAGAGATGTCATAAAAAATATTATTCGGAATCCAAAATACAAAGGATACTATTGCGGAGGAAAAGTAAAGGTTGTCGATATGTTCACCAAGAAACAAGAATTTCTTCCGCAGTCAGAATGGATAATGTTTAAGGATGATGGTTCAAGAGTACCGCAGATCATTGATGAAGCTACCTGGGAAAAGGCAAACGCATATTTAAGAGAGCGTGGAGAAGCCATAAAATCAAGAAGAACCTCTTTTAAAAGCGAAAATATTTTCACTGGAAAACTTTTCTGCGCAAATGACGGAGCACCATACTGGATGAAGCAACATTATATCAGAGGAAAAGAGGATGTTCGATGGGTGTGCAGCTATAAAATAAAAAACGGAGCAGCTTCTTGCAATTCGTTCGGGCTGGCAGAATCAGAACTGAAAGAAATAATTGCAGAATTGATAAATAAATCTTCTGAAAATATTGACAGCATTTTGGAGGAATATTTTGAAATTTTGCAGTCCTCGATCAAAAACATTCCAGACAATAAAAACGAAATCTCACGACTTGAAAAACAGATTGATCTGTTAAAACAAAAACGTGAAAAAATACTGGAATATAATCTGGATGGAAAAATATCTGATGATGAATTTATTTCAAGAAATAAAGAATACGTGAAGCAGATAAAGCAGATTGAGAGTCATATTCTAGAAATCCAAAATACCAAAAGTCCAGAGCCAGTAGAAATACAATTAAGTGCTATTAAAGAACAGCTAGAAAAGTTCAAAGGTGTTACTCCACAAGATATTAACAGACAGATTGTTAATGAACTTTTTGAGAAAATTACCGTTGAACCGTTGGCGGTTACATGTGCAACACTAACATTTCAATTGAGGTCTGGAAGCCTTGAAAAATGGGGGTTTCCCTTGCGCCGTTCTGACGATATGATTTTTACTCTACATTCAGAACAACACAAGATATTTAGTAGGAAAACTTGCATTAAGACACAAGATATGGTATTTTTCAAATATAAGTACCTTTTAGCACTATAAGAGAAAAAATGGGAGTGGAATCAATGATACATACAGATTATGACGTAATGAAAGAATTTTTAATCACGGATGCAGACCTTGATGGTAAGTACGAAATCCCGAAAATCCCAAAGACTTTTATCCATCCTGGAAAAGATACTGTAGACTTTGCGGAGAGCTTTAGCCGGAAGATTAAGAACCACCGGGAACTGGATGTAAATTTCTATGTGGACGATGTACAGTTTCAAAGATTATGGAATCAGCCAGACAAGTATATGGAGCATTTAAAATGTTTTCATGCAGTCATTATGCCAGATTTCAGCATATCGGTTGGCAAGAATGGAATGCCGTTAGCTATGTGCCTGTGGAATAAATACCGCAATCATGCATTGTCTCACTACATGATCTTGAATGATATTCCAGTAATTCCGAACGTAAACATATTACCAGAATACTGTTGGGACTGGTGCTTTGATGGGCTACCAGAGGGAAGCACAGTTGCCTGTTGCACCAATGGAAGAGTAAAGAGCAAGGCAGCACGGTTGGAGTTTTGCGTTGGTTTCAAGGAAATGGAACGCAGATTGAAGCCGCTGCGAGTTATCATTGTTGGAAGAATCCCGGAAGAATTGGAAACAGACACGGAAATTATAAACTTTGAAACCAGGAATCAGAAGATTAACAAGGAGTGCGTGAATGGGAACAACGACTGATAATTACCAGAGAAAGAAGAAACTTTCCAAGTCCCAAATGAAGAGGACGGAACGTTTAGAGAAATCATCCTACAGAAGATATGGAACACGGAAGAAAGAAGGATTAAACAAATTGTGAATTTTGAATTATTTGGAACTTTACGCTATAGAAATATTTGTGCAAAATTAAAATTTAAGTGGTAGCTAGAAAATGCGAGAATTTTTCTGGTTGTCACTTTTTTTATGGATTTCTTTGATTTTTGGCTTACAAAATGATGTTGGAATTTAAGAATCATCCACAAGTTAGTTACAACTATTTAAGCATTGAACTGCTGCGGTTTTTCCGTTGCCACAAATCAACCATGGACAGCACCGGGAACCGATACCACGCCGAGCTGACGAAGCCGTGACGATGCCGGGAACGATTGAACACCAGCAAAGCCAACCGACAGCCGTAGCCCTGGCAGATCAGAACCAATAACCCACAGATAATAGACCATAGCAACAAGTAACATACAACACGACGTTAAAATACAATAATACTCTTGCAAAATAAGCTTTAAATGGCTTATAACGTATTTAGCCTATACTTTATTGACTACGATTATAAAACACCTTAAAATGGCAAATACAGCGTTACAAAAGCATATCAAAATATAGTTGTATAGTCCTAATTGTTATATAGCCCGGATAACTGCGACAGATCATCGGGAGGCCTGGACAAGCTACGCACATAAGCGGACAAAATGCACCAATTTACACGGTACGCAAATAAAGCATAGCCGCACATAGCTATACAAGACTATTATACATCCATAGCCGCAGGCAGTCAATAAAGCATGCAACGTACTATAAAGCGTTTAAACGGCTCATAAGCGGATTATAATGCAATAGTGGCTAAATCCCTATTAATAGCATTAAAAGCCATTTACGGCTAAAATAGCGCGTTAATTGATTGAATTATGGTATTAACTTTGCAAGGTACATCTGGCAGAATGCCAAAAACAGCTTGCACGCCGTGAACGTGCCGCCAGACTGGATACCGGGAAGCGGTGAAAAAATCATTCGTTTATAACAATGTTGAAATCATCATCAATATAACCAATAAATTTTATATTATCCTGGTTATATTCGTTTTTATATGTTTTATATATTCGTACATGCTTAAAATTTCCATCATACCAAACATCTAAGCCCATAGCATGTACTTTTTTATTTGCTTCAAGTTGCTTTCTTACATTTTCCTTAAAAGTTGAATTTTTCATGTTTTATCTTTCTTCCCTTCACCCTGGGAGCCAGGATATAAAAAGACTTGTCATATTATTTAAAAGTCATTTTTGTAACAGCCGGAAGACTGCGAAAAAATTCCCGGTGATCATAATCATCATTAATTTTAAATTGTTGGTCGCTTGTTGGGATGATCGTACCCCCGATAAGCTCCATACAGGAGAGTTGTAAACAGCCCTCTTTTTTTGTTGATCTATGCAAAGCGTACCGCATCACAGACTTTTTACCATCCCGGCGTTTTACCGGGGACATATCCCAATAAGCTAATTTAATAGCGCCATCGGAAACAGCAGTAAAAATTTCCGTTGCTTCTTTTTCGGCTTTTTTATTGATTGTATCAACCATGGAGAAGTCGCCGCTTTTTATGGCGGCGATTGTCTGCGCTTGCGTGGCTTTCTTGATTGTTACCATTTTAAAGCCCTCCATAAGTTTTATTTGTCTTGTAACACTTGTTCCAGAAGTCAACAACGTTTTCAGCTTCTTTTTTCGTGCTGCAAATATTTGCGGAAGTAATGCCGGGGATTTGCAAAGAAAATAATAAATTGTCAGAGCTAGAGACCCGAAGAACAGACGCAAAGTTTTTATTGTTTGTGCGTGTTGAAATTGCTATGTAATGATATTTCATGCTTTAGGCCTCCATTTCTTTATGTGCTTCGTCAAAATCTTCTTCGAGATCGTCCAGTACTTCAGAAATTGCGATCCCTAATAAGTAACAACGGATTGTTACGTCTGCCCATTCTGCGCCCTTTTCAATAACATTTATGTTATTCTGTCCGAACTCGTCAAGGGCTTCTTCGAGCAAGTCCCAGTTGTGCGCTATACTTTCTTCTGCCTTGTAAGAATTGCAATAATAAGAGCCGCTTGCATTGCCTGTTACGCTGTCTTCTGTCCAAAGTTCATCATTCAATTTTTCTTCCAGTTCTTCCAAGCTGTCAAAGTCTGTGAAATTAATTTCACTATCAATATAATTTTTAACGTCTTCTTTTACTGCTTCCAGATAATTGTATTTTGTCATTGTTTTTTACCTTCGCCCCTGTTATAATAGGGTTGCCTTTCTTTTTAGTTTGGTGCCCGGTTTGGTTTGGAAGTCGACCGGGCTTTTTTTATTTTGTCCAGGAACTAGAATTTTTCAATTAATCGGTGCCGGTTCCTTATGTCCTCATTGTGTTGAGTGGTTCGGGCGGTTCCGGTTGTTTGTTTCTTTTGTTCCTGTTGATGGTTATATAATACACTAAATTATAATGTATGTCTATTGACATTATACACTAAAATAAAGAGTATGTTAAAAACAGTTTTTGTGCATATTGTACATTGAAAAATAATGTATAAAAATGTTATTATAATAGAAGAATAAAGTACTGCGAGGTGGTGTTAGAATGATTAAATATAAACGCAATATAATTGATATGATGGCAGAAAAGGGAATCACAACCTATTTAATAAGGAAAAATAAGATATTTACAGAAAGCCAGCTGCAACAGCTGCGCAATGATCGACTTGTCACGCAAGATACACTAAATAAAATATGTACTATATTGGAATGCCAACCCGGTTATTTATTGGAATATCTGCCAGATGAAACCACAAAAGATTTTGAAGAAAAGATATTGACATACATTAATAAATAATGTATAATAAAGACAGTTAAAGAAAAACAACCACACAGCCACAGGAGGGCGGACAGGAGGGAAAATATGAAAATAAATGAAATGCGCGGAAATCAATTCCTTCCGGGAAACTGTATTTACAGACCGGAGAATTACCCGGAGGACTGGCGGGAACGCCTGGAAGCTGGTGAAGCTATCAGCTACGAAGAGGACGGCAAGCAGTGTCAAATATGGTTAGAGGAAGAAGAGGAAGAAGAGGAAGAAGAGGAAGAATAAAAATAAAGCCCTAGGAAATTATCCAGGGGCTTTTAATATGCTTATTTGTGGCGGCTATGGACAGAGTACAGACCGCCGCCGAGCCTGTTAATATTTTAATAACACAGCTTTTGGCAAATTGTCAAGAAAAATATTTTTAAAATACCGCTTGACATTTTTCTAAAACTTCTTTAGGCTATCAGATAACGAGAGCTGACGGAACTCAG